TCTTCCGCCATAAGTTTTTTGGAAGAGTGCCAGAGAGGCTAATCGGGCTCCCTTGGAAAGGGATGCGGTGTCAAAGCCACGCAGGTTCAAATCCTGTCTCTTCCGCCATTTGGAGGTATAGTATGCAGATCAATTGGAAAGCATTAGGACTCGCCTTTGTGATTACGGCGACCATCGGTGCCGTAGCCACCTGGCTTCTAGGATAATATGGAAGTGTAACCAGTCAGGGCACTGGACCCCGTTTGAAGCGGGTGGGACCGAAAGGTTGGGTTTCGACTACTCACACTTCCGCCATTTTGGAGTATAGTATGACATTTCAATTGAATACACTAGAAATTGAACGCCTAGCTGACTTTCAGCGCAAACAGAAGAGATTGGCCAAGGGCATCCGAGCGACCTATTCGTTTCACTTTTCGTCTACGGGGATAGGTACGGTGGTAGAAGTACAGAACAACACCACGAAAACAATGGTCAATATCACCGATTATGACTCATGGTAACAATGAAAGGGGATGACAGGTATCGACAGAGGATAACAGAGAAGCACGGACATGCCGAGGACCAGGACCTCGTTAATACTTGGAAAAACCGAAGTGTCGAAGAATTCGCACTAGCCGCTTAGGCGACTCGCTGAACTACCCACGCCTATAAGTAGGGAAGCGTCATTATAGGATAGCGCCTCATGATGGAAGATCAGATCATGGGGGCCGCGAACTACCTGGTCGCCCAGGGAGAACGGTGTCATTCCACTTCTCCTGTAAGTGTTGAATGACTAGCATGGAATATCCGACTTTGACGTTTCTTTTGGACCCGGGTTCAATTCCCGGCATCTCCACCAAAATACGCTCCCATCGAATACTGGCTAGTTCATCTGATTCTCAATCAGAAAAACTGGGATCGATACCCAGTGGGAGCACCAAGTGTCCGGGTCCACATGTATCTGAGATATTCAACAGGAAGGGACCAGTAGTTTACTCTACGACACACCCTACCGACCTGGACTTAATTTTACGTCCCTGTTGCCAATTGGAAGGCACCCCGGCTTCTAACCGGGCACATGCAGGTTCGAATCCTGTCAGGGACACCATAACGCCGCGGTAGCCTAGCGTAAAGGCACCTGCCTCCTAAGCGGGACAACGTGGGTTAGAATCCCACCCGTGGCACCATGAGGATATGATGCAATTTTTTGATGAAACACAGGCACGACATAGCGGGGATTTTGCCGATGCCATTTTCGTGTTTGGGTCGAACCTCGCCGGTCGACATGGACGCGGCGCGGCCCTGTATGCCCGTGATATCTATGGTGCCAAGAATGGTGTGGGTCGAGGACCCACAGGACAAGCCTATGCCATTCCAACAAAGGACGAATTTGTAGAGTCCCTGGCACTTGAGTCTATTGAGCATTATGTGAAAGAGTTTTTGGAGTATGCACGATTCAAGAAGGATGATGTATTTTTTGTGACGCGAATCGGCTGCGGGCTAGCCGGATACACCAATAAGCAGATCGCCCCGATGTTTCGTGGAGCGCCTGATAATTGTATTTTTGATATTCAATGGAAAGAATTTTTGATCTAACCTCCCTGTGATGGCAATTGGACGCCGACCGCGCTTCGAACGCGGGCCTATGCAGGTTCGAATCCTGTCAGGGAGACCAATATTATGATGACCAATGAGCCATGCGACAAAGACGGTATTCCAGCGTCACTATGGATTCAGTTAGAACTAGATAGAGGTATAGTTGAGCAACTTGGTTTTCGATTTGACCTTGCAGTATGGAAACACATTCACAATATCGACCCTTAGTTCATTAGCAGAATGCGGCATTGACATTGCTGAGAGACAGGAGCGTAACCTGTAGGGTCGACCAATATTATGTTTGGATATGATGAAATTAGTAAGAATCTCTTTCTAGGCAGTCGGACTGGCGCGGCCGTCGCCCCCAAGGACATGCACATTCTTTGTGTCATGTGGAAAGGGGAACCAGGGAGACCTAATCGCGCCCATTCTATTCCCACCACGACCTGGAACGCCCAGGATCAAATCGTCGCCGATCCCACCAAAATGGATGAAGCCGCTGACTGGATTCATCTCCATCTTTCACAAGGCCACCAAGTCCTGGTGCATTGTGCTTATGGGGTCGAACGCTCACCTCTGACCATTGTCTGGTATCTCATGAAGTATCGTGCCATGTCGATAGATCAGGCCTATATTTTGCTTATGTCTAAGCGAAAAGAGGTCGAAGATCGAAGACACTGGTTACCCGATAGCAAAACCCCTTATAATTCAACGACTTACTGCACAAAATAGTTCTTGACATCCTTGTGCCTCCTGTGCTATACTCTTAATATGATGAATAGCAACGAAAGACAGATCGAAAAAGCCAGGGTGTTTGCGACGGCGGCCCATGCGGCTGTGGGGCAACTTCGGAAGTATACGAATGACCCCTACATTGTGCACCCGCTCAGTGTGGCCACTAGAGTGGCACTAGTCAATCGGCCTGATGCTGCGGTATGCGCGGCTCTATTGCATGATGTGTTGGAGGATACCAAAGTTACAGAGGCGACCCTGAGAACGGAATTCGGCAACGAAGTCACTAGTTTGGTGGTATGGTTGACCGCGGTGGAAGTGCCAGGCAACCGTCAGACCCGCAAGGTCTCTGAATGCCAGAGGCTCTATCTTGCCCCTGCTGAAGCCCAGACAATCAAGTTAGCAGATTTGATCGATAATGCCAAGAGTATCATCGAACACGATCCTAAATTTGCCAAGGTATTTTTAAGTGAACTGCGGGACCTGTTGTCGTTCTTGTGCAAAGGGGACCCTGAGTTGTGGGCCGAAGCGTATGAAATCTGGAAGGAGAATCACAAAGATGGACAAGACAATTGAAACGATGATTGATATTGCTGGGCGTTGGGAATCCTTGGACCCCTTGAAGGGCCTGAACGATACCAACAGGTTTATCCGACAAGGGCAGAAGGATATCCAATTCCTTCTGGATATGATCGAAGCCAAGGATGCGGAGATCGACGGCTTAACTGAAGATGTGATCGGTCTGACCCAGGCGCGGGACGAGCAATGTGCGGGGAAGATGGCCTTTTACAATGGCATGAACGACATGAGAGAGCAACGCACAAAGTTAGAACGGCAGTTGTCCAAGGTGAATGAGGTGCAGCCATGAACAAACGAGTCCAATTGATACCCAAGACCCGCAAGGGCAAGACGGTCTGCCATAACCGCGGGTTTCTATGGGACCTTGACAGAGCCACGATGGCCGGGGTGACGCCTTCTGATGGGCGCCTGTTCATTCGTAGCCAAGATGGCAAAGATTGTCGTTGGGTCGATCCGAAGAACGATCCAAATTTTGAGGTATCGTTTCCAGAGAAGACCTCCACGATGGAATTGAACTAACATGACCAATCCCTTTTACCCATAAATAACTTATCATAGGAGAAATAAGATGAAACGACTACTATTCTGTCTACTGGGCCTGTTCCTTATGGTGACGACCGCGGGGGCCACGACAATCAATTTTGATGCACTGGTGCCGGTCGTGTCAGCCACAAATCAATTGAATGGTTTTCCAGGCATCGAACCGCCTACCGTGAATGCGGGCCCGTTTCGCATGGGTCAAGTGGCCTCATTGGTCGATTGGAACTTGGAATCTGGTATCGGTGGGAATTCAACGAATGCCATTTTTAATCACATGGCCACGACTGATATATTTCAAAATTTGTCCACGAATATGATGACCTACATTCCGGCCCTGGGTCTTCCTGGCAAGCATGATGCTGAGTTTACCTTCAAGGGCGTGGATATCTACCATGATAATGCCGCCTTTTTGCAGATCAATATTTTAGGGAACGAAGGTCCCGATGCTGGACCGAATGTGTTTGCACTGGGTATCGGCATCCAGCCTGGAACTGGATGGTTCCACTATGACCTGGATACCATGAACATTCCGATCAATACGAATAATCCTCCAGAATTTGCACATAATGCCCCGATAGGCGCCCTGGTGTTTAATTTTGGGCATGTCACGACGACCCCTGGGTTCACGGTGGGCTTTGATAATCTCCGAGTCTGTCAACAGATCGCTCAACCGTGTTCGTATGATGCGCCGATCTTGTTTACTTCGTTTACTCCTACGACTCCTCTTGTTCCTCCCGTTGTGCCGCAGACAAATGTGCCCGAACCGTCAACCTGGATCTATCTGTTCCTGGCGGTAGGAATGGTCATGGGATTCAGAAAGTATGCTCATGTCTAAAGATCGACAAGAATGCTCTGATGATTGGACCGCACACATTGACTCACTCAAGGCGCTGAATCTTCCCCGATTATCCCCAGGTCAACGGGATCTCAATACTGAATCGTGGGAGAAGTTGCCGCCAGATCTGTGGTCCAGATCGGGGGTGGCGTCACGATCCGAGTGGCATCCTCAAGATTCAATGGAACAAGCGATGTGGCTCTGGTCCCATTGCCCACCAGAGGAATGTTGGTTGAATCTCCGTATTGGTATCGATGGTTGGATCGTACAACTCTGTCGGCATTCCAAACATACACCGACGGGGGTGATGATTCAAGCGCAGACTGATGACTATGGAATTTTCCGTCTTCCTGGTGCCTTGACTCTGGCATGGATCGAAGCATTTCTTCAATCGAAAGGAATTCCCTCCAATGAAAACAATCCCAAAGGATGAGGTGAATAATGCGGAGGCGATTATGCGCCAAAATTATCTTCGGGTAGAGCGGGCATTCATCAAGAAAAAGAGACGACCTCTCCCAAACCCTTCCAAATCAACGACTTACCCCTCAAAATAGTTCTTGACTCCTGCCCCCTGCTATGTTATACTCTTAATATGAACAGCAAGCAAACAGGAGCCTCCAACATGACCCTTCCCAAATCTACTAAAAAATTCCCTACGCTTTACGGCACCTCCTCCAAAGGGGTGACCAAGGTGTGGGATATTCAGGTTTCCGAATATGCCAAGGATGCCGTGATTACGGTCTCACATGGACAACTCGGCGGCAAGATTCAGCATTCACCCGAAACGATTCGCGCTGGTATGAACATCGGCAAGTCCAATGAGACCTCGCCGTATGAGCAGGCCTGTTTGGAGGCCGAATCAAAATGGAAGAAAAAACATGATAGCAATTACTCTATCCACATGCCTACGATTGACAAAGGGATGGGGAAAATCCAACTCAAGCTTCTACCGATGCTGGCGCAGAAGTATAAAGAGAGGTCTCAACATCTTGTATGGCCTGCGTATATCCAGCCGAAGCTGAACGGGGTCCGTTGTTTGGTCGAACGAAAAGACAACACGATCATCTTTTGGTCGCGTAAGTCCAAGCAGTATAAGAATTTCAATCTGTACATGGAACAGGAGTTTCTCAGTTTCATGAAAAACGGGGATATCCTCGATGGGGAAATGTATAACCACGGGGACCTGACCTTTCAAGAATTGATGTCTCTGATTAAGGACGAGAAGACGCCGGAATTGGCCAAGCTGAAAAAGTATGTGAAATTCTGGTGCTATGATCGTCCGACGACCGACAAGTTGGGATTTGCAGATCGATACATACAGTATCGCCAGATGATTCCTAATGGCTTGAACTATCTCCGATTGGTTGAGACGATCAAGATCCTGTCTCCCAAGAATATCGACAAGATCCATGCCGAGTATATGGCCGCGGGCTACGAAGGTTCGATCATTCGCTCAGGTGGAAATGAGCCATATAACTTCCAATATCGTGACAATCAACTCCAGAAGCACAAAGACTTTTTGGATGCAGAGTTTGAGATTGTCGGGTGTGATGAAGGAACAGGCAAAGATGAAGGCAAGGCGATATTCGTCTGCAAGATCAAGAACAGCAAGACCTTCAGTGTCCGATGCAAAGGGGCTGATGAAGTCCGCCAGGAACAGTGGAAGAATCGCAAGGCCTACATAGGTAAAGAATTGACTGTTCGCTATCAGACCCTCAGTGACGATGGGATTCCTATTTTCCCTGTGGGCATTATTGTGAGGGATTATGAGTAAAGAAATTTCAGATCTGGATTTGGTATTGGTGTGGTCCAGGACTAAAGAACACCTGAAAGTCTATGTAAATACTGGGGGTTTGTTGAAGATAGACATTCTCCTATTCAATTCGGTCACTGGTTTTGTGAGTCCTCTTCTGTCGGACCGTCAGGTCCAGTGGATTCTTGAGGATTATGAACGAAAACGGATGATCTACGTCTGATGCTAGAAATAGCACTGATGTCGGCTCTCGTTATGTTTGTTTCCTTTGGTCTGTTGATTGTGATCGTATTTTGGATTGGGTTTTCTATTGTTATCTGGAATGCCAGATAGCATACCAGAATAATTAACTTGACATTATTGTTGAGTTGTGTTATAGTAGAATCATGAGCGCCACAGCATTTCATCAAGAGAAGGTTGTCAACGGGGTTCTCTCGTATCGTAAGAACCCCAAAGACGGCTGGGCCCCGTTTACCAGCGAAGAACTCACTGAAAAAATTGACACAATACTTTGGGCATTCCAGAAGGAATCGGCCGATACCACACAAGAACGCGACAAGGCCATCACCTCTGCAATCAACACAGAACGAGATCGGATCTTGTCTATCGTCGATGCTGAGCCGGAACCAGGTACCCCACTACCAGAAGAACAGAAAATCATTGAGGGGATACCCAGAATTGAATTGGGTAATCTGATCGTCCGAGCCGTCAAAAAATCACTTCATATCGCAATAATTAAACAGATCCCTAAATAAAGAGAATAAAATGTTTTCACCTAAAAGCCCTATCCCATTTCACCTGTGGATTCTGGACAACCAGGATGATCTACGGCGTGAGTTTGATACCATGGAAACACCGAAGCCTCTATATCCTGGTAAATGTGGAGAATGTCATGGAAAAGGTTATCAGGAATGTGACCTGGGCCATGAGCATGACTGTGAAGAATGTGATGGTTCAGGAAACGAGACCGACCCTTTTGATAATTACACGGCAGCGGCATATCTCAGAGCGGTCAATTCAGATGCACAAAAGTATGCCAGGTATGTGGTCAACCTAGAAAGAGAATCATGTTTAACGTCATAAATTCAGCACCGAAGCCGATCAAGATTTGGTCTCCTATTGAGACGGTGGAATCCCAGGCCCTGGAACAACTCAAGCGTACCGCTGGCCTTCCGTTTATCTATAAGCATGTCGCGGTCATGCCTGATGTGCATTATGGCATCGGGGCGACTGTTGGATCTGTTGTCGCCACCAAGGGTGCGGTGGTCCCTGCGTGTGTTGGTGTGGATATCGGCTGCGGTATGATGGCCTCCAAGATGCCATTCAAGTCTAAGCGGTTGCCTGATAACTTGCAGGGATTGTTTGACTCGATTTCCAAGGCCGTGCCTGTGGGGTTCGACATGCACAATTCTGCGACCGTGCCGTTTGAAATGGTAGGGTATGAGTGGTTGCCTGAGAAGATTCAGGATGATCCTATGCGTGTGGTCAAGCAGATGGGCACCCTCGGTGGGGGCAACCATTTCATCGAAGTGTGTATTGACTTGGAAGAACAAGTCTGGGTCATGCTGCATTCAGGTTCCCGCGGTATTGGGAACAAGATCGGGAACTATTATATCGATCAAGCCAAGAAGATCATGGAAGTGGAACAGATCAAGTTGGAAGACCCGAACCTTGCGTACCTGACTGATGGGACTGAGTTGTTCAATGAGTACTGGCGGGACCTTCAGTGGGCCCAGCGGTATGCCATGAGGAACCGCGAAGTCATGATGAAGTTGGTGATGCAGTCTGTGGCTGAAGTGATTTTTGGAGACAAGGACACCGTGGTGACCCCTCTACTCACGGTGAATGCACATCATAATTATGCAGAGCGAGAGGATCATTATGGGGAGAATGTTATCGTTACGCGCAAGGGGGCTGTTCGTGCTCGGGTTGGTGACATGGGTATTATTCCTGGATCGATGGGCACCCGTTCGTATATCGTCGAAGGCCTGGGCAACAGCGAATCGTTTTGTTCTTGCTCACATGGTGCCGGGCGAGTTATGTCGCGCGGTAAAGCGAAGAAAGCGTTTACCGTAGCCGATGTGGAATCACAGACCGCGGGGATTGTGTGCCGCAAGGACGCTGGCATCATTGATGAATTGCCTGGGGCGTACAAGAATATCGACCAGGTGATGGAGAACCAGAAGGATCTTGTCAAGATCGTGGCACAACTGCGCCAGGTTCTTTGTGTGAAAGGATAATATGGACCCCTATCTCATGAATCGGTTAGGGAACACTCAAAACCGGTATCAGAACTTTCAGAAGTATAAGCGGGTGGTTTGTGTCTGTTCGGCGGGATTGCTGCGTTCACCCACAGCGGCCGTCGTCCTCTCACAGGAACCCTGGAACTTCAACACACGGGCCGTGGGCCTTGTGCCTGAGTTTGCCTTGGTGCCATTGGACCAAGTGTTATTGGAATGGGCGGATGAGTTTGTGGTCATGACTTCAGATCAGGAATTGGATGTTTCGTGTCGGTTGGAAAAACTCCATCTTGAAACGCCTGTGGTGTGTTTGAATATCCCCGATAACTTCGGATACCGTGACCCTGAACTGGTGCGTATGATCTCAGAGAGATATTTGGCCGCACATGAGAAGCGTGTGAAAGGATAATATGGTCACCTGGATTCATGTGAACCAGCAGGTCATTCGCGCCAATAAGAAAACAGGCGCGAATGACCCTGTGTTGACGATCAAGCAGGGGCGCAAGAATACCTATTGCCATCGCGTAGAAATACTCGGACCTTCTGAGGTCATCTACTCAGGGAACGATAAGACCTTGTTGCCCTGTGGGGCCCGTGTCGCCATTCACACAGAGTCGGATATTCGTATTACCGAGTGAAAGAGAGATAAATATGACTGAGTTAATGGTCAAAGAAATCTGTGGAACCATCGTTTTTGTGGTCCTCTTAATTGTCGCGTTTTGGGGTAGCCCCTGGGGGAAAAATTGATATGCCATTAAAAGATGCACCGAAAATTGTTCCAGAAGATTATGAGACTTATACCCGAGAAGAACTGCTAGCAGAAATGCAGAACCTGATGGATACGGCCTATCATAATCGACAGTTATTTGAATTCGCTTGTAAGGATCATTGTGATGACTTCAGGTCCGTGGAGTTGGAATTGACTAGGGCTGGCATTCCAGAAGATGATGGGTATGGATGTTATCCGATTGCCGAGCGTGTGAGAATGTTAGCCGCTAAAGTTCCAAAGGAGTAATCATATGGGTATGTTTGATAGCGTCATGGTGCCTTGTCCTAAATGTCACAAGGATATCGAATTTCAATCCAAGTCTGGTGAATGCCTCCTGGATGTCTATACCTTAGACAATGTTCCTATGGCGGTATTAGGAGATATCAACAGGCATTCACCGTATGATTGCCCCAAGTGTGGTACCCCAACCTATGTCAAGGTCACAGTGGTGGCCACCTCGGCCATTTATGAGCGTGGCATAGACAAAGATGGGGATGACGCCAACATACGATTCTAAATAGGTGCATGATGTCTGTCTGTAATTGCTCAGGTGCGTGTAGACGAACAGGTCGATGTGACGGAGAACCGCGGGGAGGTTCAGCCGGCGGACCAGGTATACTCAATTACGATTTTTCCAGCAAAGCGACCATAGTATTTGCCGAGCATCGACCGTGGCCGTTGACGGAATCTGCCTATACCTTCTGTGAAGGCCGGTCGACCGAAGTGCCTGAAGGATGGCGTTGCCCGAATTGCAAGGTGATTAATGCCCCGATGGTGCTTCGATGTCCGTGTACCCCTTCATTTGTCTTTACCAGATATGCCCCAATCATCGATGATCGATACCCATTTGGTCCACCAGAGAACAATCTTCCTGATCCCAGAAATATTATTACATAACGCGAGGACTTATGCCTTCTTCAAAAAAAGAATCCAACGAATCCAGACTCCATGCCATTAGTGGTGGCGAAGAACCGACCTTTGATGGTTTGGTGCCTCTAGAAGAAATGGAACTATGCCGACACCTTAACTGGTATAATCAGCATCGAGACACCTCCCATGCTCACAAATACCTACAGACCTTTTGTACCAAACATAATATTGCCTATACCGAAACCAAAATCAAGAGTCGCCCCAATACACTAGGCTATGTGTGCCGAATGCTGATGCGTGGCGCCGTGCTGTCACATAATGCGTCGGTGTGGCTCCAGGAAGCCATACAGAAAATGGAACAGGACACCACATTACCCGCGATCAATACACTCAAGGGCGATACCTCAGATCGACCCAAGCCAGTCAAAGTCAAAGCCGCCAATACATCCTCACAGGCCCAACTCTCTGCATGTCTTGGTGCCTTGGATCAGGCCGTGGATGAATATATTCTTTCGGACTGTAAGCGGAGCCAATCGCCTTTGACGATCATCCAAAAGCACGAACTGACCCGCGATCAGATTCCAGCAATCATCAATAAGTTTAAACAAATGCGGGACGAATATCGAATTGTTCTGGCAGGAACCGACGCACAGTTGGTCGAAGGATATTCAAATTTTACGGTACCAGAAATTATGAAACTGGAATCCTATACCGATCAAATCATCTCGGATGCGCTATTGACCATCGGAGAGGTGATTCAACAGAAGGCACCCCGAAAGAAAAAAATCAAGACCCCCGAACAACTCACCAAGAAACTCAAGTATCATACGGAACCAGAGCAATTCGGGGAGCAATCAATCAGTTCCATCGATACCAAAAAGATCATTGGGGCCTCGGCGTTGTATGTGTTTAATATCAAGACCCGACAATTGGGTGTCTATATTGCCGACACGGACGAGGGATTATCTGTCAAAGGTTCCTCTATTTTGAATTATACCGAATCCCGTTCTGTGGGGAAAACGCTACGAAAGCCCACAGAACAGATCCCCCAGTTAATCAGCGCAGGAAAGGTGGTCACCAAACATTTTCTGGCAGCTATTCATGCCAAAGAGAAGCTACTTACTGGACGTATAAATAAGGATTGTCTGTTACTCAAAGTTCTATAACGATACCCATATTATGATTATCATTGACATCTCAAATATCGCCTATGCGTCGATGTTCCAACACATTGCGATGCAAAAGGATGCCCCAATCAATGAAGACTTGCTCAGGGCGATTGTCTTGAATTCTCTTCGGAGCAACGTCAATAAATTCAAACAAGTCTATGCGAATTCTTCCCAATCCATCGGGGTGGTGCTGGCATTCGATTCCTCGACCTACTGGCGCAGGAATCTCTTTCCGCACTATAAAGCAAGGCGAGCCGCGAATCGTATTAGTTCCACGTTCGATTGGGACTCGATCCATATCCACATGAAGACCATCCTAGGTGAATTATTCCTTTATACGCCCTATACCTCTGTCAAGGTAGATGGGGCCGAAGCTGATGATGTGATTGGTACGCTGGTGCCTCATTTCGCGGCGAAGGAGCCTGTTCTGATTATCTCTGGCGATAAAGACTTTCCTCAGTTACAAATTGATGGTAATGTCCGACAATATGCCCCAGTGCTTAAAAAGTTTATTGTTGAATCATTGCCGGCCATGCAATTGAAGCAACTGATCATTCGCGGCGACAAGGATGATGGTATACCCAATATCCTCTCCCCTGATGATGTGTTTGTCTCCGGTGGACGACAGAAACCTATCTCAGAAAAGAAATTACTGCAATGGTTGATTCAACCACCAGAGGCATTCTGTGACACGAATATGTTACGGAATTATCATCGGAATCAGATGTTGATCGATCTGAAGCATATCCCCACGATCCTGAAAACTGAGATCATCGCCGCCCATATAGAGGCGCCGAAGGCCACTAGAACTCAATTTCTCCAATACCTCGTCAAGAAGCAACTCACTCAGTTAATCTCCGTGATTGATGAATTTTAGAAGGGATATCATGATTTACTTATTCTCAGAAATTTTCGATAAGGTCAAACTCGCCCCCAACGATGCGGAACGAGTGCGAATACTCCGTGAATATACGAGCCCTGGGCTCAAGGAATTTTTGAACTATGCCTTCAATCCTGCCACGGTGTTTGAGGTGGAAGTCCCGAAATATAAGCCATCGGTCGATCCGGCTGGACTGAATTTGGCCTATCTGGAACAAGAAGTGAAAAAATTGTATGTCTTTATCAAGAATCATCCATCCAGGGTAGGGACCATGACGCCTCGCAAAGCTCAACAGAATCTCCATACCTTATTGGCCTGTCTCCACAAGGATGAAGCCTTCTTGTTGGAATCTGTCATTCGGAAGACCCTCAGTGTTCCCCATTTGACCGCCGCACTAGTCAAGCAAGCCTATCCTGATATGCCATGGGAGGTCAAGGCATAATGTTCACTGGAACTATTGCTGTGGTCACACCGACGATTGGTAAACCTGAACTGGAACAATGTATTGAGTCCTTGAAGCACCAGGACTGTGTGCAGTATATCATCGTCGATGGTTCTCAATACAATGCGGCCGTGAATAAGATCGTCATGCGCGTGGGACTCACAGATAAAATCAAATTTATTTGGCTCACTGAAAATATTGGCGCCGGTGGCTGGTATGGGCATCGCGCCTATGCGGCCGCGTCTTTTTTGGTGAACGAAGATATCCTGTGTTATCTGGACGAAGATAACTTTGTGGAACCTAATTTTATTGAGGCCTATCGAAAGGTCCTCTCACCAGGTTCCTGGGCGTTTACCCTTCGGAATATCGTCTCTCTTAAAGGTGAGTTTCTGTGTCCTGACAACTGTGAAAGTCTGGGTCCCAAGTATCCGATTGCAGGAACGGTGGACTCCCATCATATCGACACCTCCTGTTTTGCGATACCGCGGGAGATTGCGACCAAAGTCGGACATACCTGGTATGGTCAGTATGCCGCAGATCGACAATTTTTTGGGAATCTGACCCACTACTTTCCGAATTGCCGAAGCACCAAACAACATACCGTTAATTATCGGTTAGGGGCCTCGGCGACTTCACCCGCATTACAATTTTTCATGAATGGTAACCAATACGTCACTTCACAATATGGTGAACAACTACCATGGCACAGCTAGGACAATGCCGAATGCCCAGGAAGGTGGTCCTGCCGTTTGGGTATATTATCACGGTCAAGCAACTCAGCAATGGTGACTTCAATCGAAGGGATCATGGTTCTGATGGTCTCTGGGAGGTAGATCGTCGCACCATCTATATTCGGAAAAGTCTTCCTCTCAACAGAAAACGGTATATCCTCTTGCATGAATTGGGACATGCCTGGTTAGATTTTCAGCATCATCATATCGATGATGGTCGTGCAAGCGCAGAATAATTCATATAAAGGAGAACAGGACATGTTCGGCACTCGGTTGATAGAAAAGAATAAAAAGCCACAGAAGTTTCGGGACAATAAGGAAAAGGACGTTCAGCAGACCAAAAAACCTAAACCCTATCGGGAACCTCGATACCAAGAAACGGCATCGGAGTTCGCTGATTATGATCGGAGGAATGAACATGAAAACCGTCGATGAACAGATCAGAGAATTAGTCGCACAAATCGAAAAGAACGAAGGGAATATTGCCGTCCTACAAAGTAAGTTGGTCGCCCTGATGCGCCAAAATCTCTCGTCCCTGGCAAAAGAATCGACCAACGAAAGTAAAGCTGAATTATTACAGGAATAATGATGTCAGATTACGGTATCCCAATTGTCGATTGCCGGGGCATGGTATGTCCCTTCCCAATCCTCCACATTCGGCTCAGGATCAACGAACTATCGCCAGGTGATGAATTGATCGCCTGTTGTGACGATCTCTCGTTTGAGGGCGATTTAGAGCGTTTTTGTCAGCTAGCCAGTTTACGTTGTGTTAGCAAAACAAAAACCGAGGAATATACCAGATACCGCTTTGTCCTATGCGATCCACTCCCCACTAATATCGAACATCTCAATGATATCAATGACTTATAAGTAGTTGATTTTATTGGACTTCCAGGAACATTATAATTCTCTAATCTACCATTTTTTGCTTGCTTTTCTCGCCCCACTATGAGATACTAATACTGTAGCAGAGAACAGAGATCAAAAAGGGGATTTAGATGAACATCAGAGAAGTTGGTACATTATGTCTGGCGCCGGTCCTCATGGCAGGATACATGGCAAGCACAGATTTTCATTTCAAACAGTCCAAGCACCAGAATACCGCGGGAAATGCCGCGATTGTCTCAGTGCAGACTTGTGACAAGGGTTGGGGTGTGAACGCCAAAGCGACCACCAACGGTTTCTATGGCACCGAGTTACAATACGGCTTCAAGTTTGAGCCGAAGCCAGATTACAGTGTGACCTTGACGCCGAGATTCGGTGTCTCGTATGTCGATCATTCACAGATCGAATTGCCCCAGCGGACCCAGTTTGGTCTGGGCGGACAAGTGAGCGTAGGATACAAAGATTTTCGCTTGGGTGTTGAGTTGTGGCATATGTCGAATGGAAAAGCCCTGGGTCTGAATACCGCTGATGGTCCGAATATCGGAATGAACATGGTGACGATTCAGACCGGATGGGTGTTCTAATCATGAGTCTCTGGTCACAAATAGCAGTCCCACAAACGCAAGCACCCGCGATGCCGCAGCCTGGCGCCCTGGGTCCCTCTGATAAGCAGATCAGTTATTTCAAGTCATTGGTCGAGAAAAAGCAGTTGAGTGAGGAACAGCGTACTAAGTTGCTCATGTCTATCGGTACCTTCACCAAACGAGGGATGATTGATATGATTTCTTGGCTTGTTGGACTTCCCTGGGCACCACGCCCCGCAAACGTGAAGCTGACCCCCGTTTGGATTGGCGCAAAGATCGAACAAGGATATTATGCCGTGAATCATCCGACCGATGGCACATTGAGGTTCTATCAGGTGAGGAAACCGGCAGAAGGCAAGTGGCTCGGCCATATCTTCCTGAGCGAAGTCAGCGGGGAAAATCATCTGCCCATGCGAGACTATCAGGAACGTTCTGCCATTTTCACAGAAATTGCCAAGGACCCCATCGGCGCTCTGAAGCGGTTCGGGAAACAGATCGGACGTTGTGGTCATTGCAAAAAGCAGTTGACTGATGAAGTAAGCCGGGAATTTGGTATCGGTCCTGTGTGTCGAAAGGAATTGGGAATATGACTCCATCCGAATGGATAGAGTGGATTGACCGTATAATGGCATTCAAACAGCATAAGCCGAAAGGATCGCAAGAATGAGTATTGTATTAGATGAACCATTAGACCCCTCCCAACCCCATCCGCCATCAGAATCGGATCTGCTCTGGTGGCTCGGCAAGCGAACCGAGGATATCCAGAAGTGCCTGGTCCGCCTGTCCTCTGGTACAGAGGATGCTGAATGGACCGAAAAACTCCGCCTCTATCTGGCCGACCGCATCGAGGATTTGAATGAGAGCCTCCTGATGTATCAGGACTGTGTGAAGCTGAACGAAGGGTTGTTGACGCCCTTGGTCTTTGAAGATATCGAAGCAGGAAACGGGGCGGATGATGCCCAGGAAGACGGCGCATGAATTACTTTGTGATGGTCAATGGGATCGTGAATATGGCAGCCATGTCCCACTCACTGTACCATGGGCACCCCAAGTGGGCCGTGATTTGGTTGTGTTATGGGATCGCCTCACTGATGTTGTGTACAATGGAAGGAAAATCATAATGGAAATGACATGGAATGTGTGGGTGGCGTTTGCGTTGTTGTTGGGTATGTTCTTGGCCATGCTAGGGTATGCGCTGAATCTGAAACGCTTTCTGCCTTGGTTGATTATCAAGTCCCTGAGACAGCGGAATCAAGAATCTGAGGACATTATCAACAAACTCTCAACCTATGATGAGGCCAGGGAAGAAGTCTATACACAAGCCCTGATTCGCAAAAACCAAGTCGAAGATGAAAATGTTGCCCTAAGAGAACAGCACCAAATCGCCTTGGAGAAGATTGAAAAGTTGGAAAACTTGCTAGGCATAATGACCCGCAGACATAATGATGCCAGGGAATCGGCGATGGTCTGGATAACTGAAAATTCAGAACTTCGTGATATCATTACCCAACTAAAGGCCAAGAAACCAAAACCCCACAAGAAGACTCGGAGAACCCCGAAGGATCTGCAATACTAACTCGGTGTAATTTATTAAAGGAGTATTCAATGCAAGTACGTGATGAACTATTAGCAAACAAAGAGATCACCCGTGAGGAACTGAAGGCCATGGTGGATGAATGGGTCGCCGATGGAGGCAAAATCAAGCAGATCAAGCCTCATGATGCCTATTCGTTTGGTTCGGCACTGTTGCCTCCACCCAAGGGGCACGGCATGCCGCAGGAAGCCAAGGGGCACGGCATGTCCTGGAAGCAAGGATCGGTCAGCTTGAGGAAGTCCCTCAACACCTGGGTCACCAATGGACCAAAGAAAAAGGCAAAAACGAAAGCGAAGTAATCATGTTACAATATATTAAAGATATATGGCGCCGTCGAAAGCAACGAAGGAAAGCTGTTCGTTTACTTTTGAATAGTGGTGTGATCCGTTCGGCGAGTCATGGTATTCGGTATACTATGACACCCAAGGAGCTTATCCGTCTGATGGACGAGGAAAGGATACCATAACCATAAAAAAGACTTGACAAGTCGGTGGGAATGTGCTATACTTAATACATGATAGTAAACTCGGTGCAATTATTTAATGGAGGTTTGTATGTCCGGTACGTTACATAAGAAGATGTCGGTGGCTGAGCAAATTTTGGTGGTCCTCATGATGGGTCCGTCAATGCGTACAGTGAGCCATAGTGAAATTCTAGGAACACTGAACCTTATCGCCCCTGAGCGCATTCCTACCTATATGTGGGAACTCAAGAAGCGCGGGGCCCTGATTACCCGGGCCGGCTCAAAACAGAATACGACCTATACCCTAACGAATCGGGAGACAATGCTGGCCTATTTGCAGGGACGCCGAAACGCAGGGGCTATCGTTCCTGATCTTATCGGACTCACCAAGGCCGTTGCTCCAACAGCGACAGTCGCGGTACCGGTCGCTGATGCGGTCGAGTCGAACGAACTCGTTGCAGTCTAAGACAGAAGGAATGATAGACGGATACGAATGGCCGTATCCGTCAACGAGGCTAAATACACATTATGGTAACAAATTCATTTCAGCATATCGAGACCAAAGAGATTGTTGAATATACGTTTGCCACAATTCAGGCGCAATCGGAGTGGCAAGCGACAAACCCGCAATATAGCATCGTCTTTCTTGCTGCTACCAGAATTGGTGATCCCTTCCATTTGGGGGTACAGAAGGTTCCTGATGATTTTCGTCACGGAATCCTTGAACCCATGAAACGTTACTGGAAGAAAGCCACCTCCCATGATGGTCATACCAAAGTTGGTAACATCGAATCCCGCTCATATAAAGGCAGCCGAGAAATATAATGGAATCTGTGAGACATTTTATTTCTAACATCGAAAGGTGGAACGCGCATGGCCAAACGCAAGCCCGTAGATATTGTGGCATCACCACTAATCCTCCGACGAGTCAAGCCGCTCACGATCAATCAATCCGACACATTCAAGGCCTTTCACAGAGGCGATCATCTCTTACTCCATGGTGTGGCAGGCACAGGGAAGACGTTTATTTCTCTGAATCTGGCCTTGATGATGACGCTCCCAACCCCGGCCCAGATTATTCCGTTATACGATAAAGTGATTATCGTTCGCTCTGTTGTACCGTCACGCGAAATTGGGTTCATGCCAGGTACCTTAAAGGAAAAAATTGCAGTCTATGAAGATCCCTATCGTGATATCTGTAATGACCTTCTTGAACGAGCCGATGGCTATGAACACCTCAAAGGTCGAGGGAGTTTGAAGTTTACCACCACCTCATACCTGCGCGGGGTCACATTCTCCGACGCGGTCATTGTGGTCGATGAAATGCAGAATATGTCCTATCATGAATTGCATACCATTATCACGCGCATAGGCAAGAACTGCCGTCTGATTTTCTGTGGTGATTATCGCCAATCGGATCTTCAGCGGCATGATGAACGCACAGGACTTGGACATTTTATGGAAATCCTTCGTGATATGGGAAAATTTTGCTGCATTGAATTCGGGACACAGGACATTGTACGCGATGATCTGGTCAAGGATTTTTTGATTGCCGAAACCTCCTATCGGGAGCGGTGTCCATTTTGAAGAATTTCGAACATGCACCTCTGGATGGATTAACCTATCAATTGATTCAAGAAAACTCCTCCCAGGGGCGCACCTACTTGACCCCGTCTGGTGCTCGCTATCCATCCGTTTCAAGTGTCATGGGGAAGATTAACCAAGGGGTGATTATCGCCTGGAGGAAACGAGTCGGCGAACACGAAGCCACGAGAGTAGCCAGTGATGCAGCCGGGCGAGGCACGAATCTCCATAAAGTCTGTGAATCCTATCTGAATAACGACCTCACACCTTCAACCATCATTGAGTTGCCTGAGCGCACCGATAAGTTATTCCGACAGCTTCGCCCATGGTTAGATAAACATGTCGAGACCGTCCACGGTACCGAAGTTCCCCTCTATTCCGACACCCTCAAGCTTGCCGGTACGTGTGATGTGATCATTTCCATTGATGGGGTACTCACGGTCGTGGATTATAAAACCTCAAGCAAACCCAAGCGCCGTGAATGGGTCCATCATTACTTGTTACAATGTGCTGCCTATGCCTTGATGATTAATGAACGCACAGGCCTCCGGGTACCTCAGCTTGCGGTATTAATTGCCGTCGAAGGTCAGACCAAGCCTACCATCTTTTGCGAAAAGACTAGAGATCATCTAGACGATTTATATAAGGTATTAAAAACGTATGGGGCACTGTCTTAGTAGAATCCTTCTGGGAATCACTCTCCTCCTCGGTTCTATGGGAATCCTCTATGAGGAAACCCATCATTCCACCCCTCCGCCAATGTTTGAGCAACATCCAATCTTTGTACCTTATAAGACTCAACCGAAAGATGTCCAATGCCTGACCCGCGCCATTTACTATGAGGCAGGACGGGAAAGTGTCGCAGGAAAAGAAGCGGTGGCACTGGTCATCGTGAATCGGTTCGTGAGTCGGAGATACCCCAATTCCATTTGTGGTGTAATCACACAATCCTTTGTGGTCAATGAGAAACGAATCTGCCAGTTCTCCTTTCATTGTGAGCCGACTCGAAAGGTGAATTTTAAAATATGGCATGAATCACACGATCTTGCAAAAAGAGTCTTGACAAACACCTTCAGTCGTGCTATACTCTCTCAAGTGGGGGATGCGAAATTTTTTCATGCCTCATATGTATATCCATCATGGGCAAATCACAAGAAGCGAGTGGTCCAAATTGATCATCATATTTTTTATAGAGACGAATGAACCACCACATTATTCCAAATCAAGAAAGGAGAGAATATGTAGCTAAAATGCTGTCTGGTGTAATGTGATGTCTCGATACCATTTCAATAACTGTAAATTTATAGGGAGCCTCGATCATGAGTAAAGTGTCCAAGACCCCCAAGGGCGATTTTAGTATCAACAATCTCTCCGACGAGAAACGATCCAAGATTTATCATGGCGTGAAAGAATGTGCGGGTGCCATGACACGGGCTCGCGGTGAACGGGAATACGTCACAGAAACGGTCAAGAAGATCGTGGCGGAAACTGAAATCCCCAAGAAAATCTTCAATAAGCTTGTCAAAACATTCTTCAAGCAAGATTTTGAAGCTGAAGTGGCCGATCATGAACTGTTTGAGCGTTTGTATGTCTCAGTGACAACAAATACCACGAAAAAGTAATGCCAACCAAACAAGAACAATTCGATTTTTCTATTAAGGTCGAACAGACTGTGGTCGAACATCAGATGACCCATCTGGAAGCGATCATCTATCTCTGTGAGCAGACAGGCCTGGAGATTGAAGTCGCGGCGCGTTTGGTCAGTGTGAGCCTCAAGCAAAAAATTGCGGCGAATGCTGAAGACATGAATCTCATGAAGTCCAAGCATTTTCCTAAACTACCTATATAGATAGTTGATAGTCCCCCATTTAACATTCACAAGGAGGTTCTTATGTTCAAAGGTTTGTCGGTGCTATTCAGTTTCATGATGCTATTCATCGTGGGTTGTTCGACCAACTCATTCCTGCCTGTGCATGACTTTACTAATGGTACCACATTAGGTCAACGCACGGTCTCTGATCCTCATGCGTTTTCCCCAGGTACCCAGAGGTCTTGGATGGAAGTCTGCCAGCGGAAAGACACCAAGCAAAAGAATGGCTCATTCAAATGGACTGAGACAGAATATGTCCAGCCTTGCACATTCACCGCGGAACAACCAGGCACAAACTTTGTGACCTATTCTCCCTATGTGAATGGATTGGCCACCCCATTGATTCAAGCAGGAGCGATCCTGGGGGCTTCCGCGTTATTGGCAGATGGAATTCGTGATTCAAGATCCAGCACGACCAACAATACCTCGTCTAATGGTGGAAACCAGGCCCAGGGACAGGGGCAATTGCAGGGTCAGGGTCAGGGACAGCTACAAGGGCAGTCCTCTAGCAATTTCAATGCCAATAGTAATCATGCCACAGGGGGTAACGGTGGCAATGGATTTGGCGGTGCAGGTGGCAACGGTGGGGCAGGTGGCCATGGTGGTAACGGTGGCAATGGTGGTAATAGCGGCGGCCACTAATCGGTAACCTCAGAGGGGCAGGGATCAACTCTGCCCCTCAGTTTTTCTCTTGACATTCTCTCCTGCCTGTGCTATACTGTTCTATCATCTAAGGAGACCTTATGGACCCACTCACAATCATCCTGTTTATTATCCTTGCGGCCGTGCTCGCGGTCCCTGTGATCTTCCTGCTACCTGTGATTCTGGCCATCGCCATCATGATTATCATGGTGCTCGTAGCCCTGGTCATGTTTTTATGCTTTGGACTCTACCAGATTATCGTCTGGCCCTTTCAATTGATCTATCGGTACTTGTATGAGTAATACACAACCCACACAATTTGACGGGTTCTCCTTTCACTATGATCTTATGACCAAAGAGGTGGTCTTTGCCTACTTTGATGATGTGGTCAAGAAGTATGGACCTGAACCCAGGTCCATTGACCTTCCAGAAGGTAGGGAACGCTATCATGTACTTTTGACTACGCTCAAAGAAGGTGTCCCTCATATGGACCCTCCGTTTGTGTCGACCTTCACGGATGTGTTTACCTATGCAGATAACCTGGCCCGTACAGGATTCTCTGGTGTCCTAGTCAAGGACTCTAAGTGGGCCCTTCATATTATGGAGACCACGATTATGACCCTCCTAGAACTGTATGCCAAGACCGTTGGGTTTGTGTACCATGCACCCACAGGGCCCGTGACGTACGTACGTTTGATGTGAAAGGAAAGTCTATATGTTGATTGCCTGGGCATTTATTATGATGTCGTGGAATTCGGTTCAACCTATCATTCAAGTGGGTCCATTCATGACCATGGAACATTGTCAAGAAGCCAAGCAGACTGTGGAATCCACGATGGTGTCTACTTTTGCTCCGCGCATGGGAACAGTGATTAAAACGTCGGATTGTTTTAAGGTGGTGATCAATGGAAAGTGATTACGAGTGTCATATTACGATTGAGACAGAGAATGCTAGTGCCCTCCGAGAGGCCATTGAAAAGATGCACTGGCATTTTTCGATGATCGCAGGTGATCCCGTCCTGGGCCCAGGTGTTCGATGTTTTGCCACAGAACATTTTCAGGACCCTGGTATGGCCATTGGTATGACCAATCTAGCGGCCACGCTGTTGGAATTCGAAGGCTTTGTGATTGTTCGTAAGAAAGTTGAGCATGTGATCTTCGATATCAGACCCAGCCAGACAGAAGAATTTACAACAAATTAACATA